CGGGTGTATTGGCGTTGTTCGGCCTAATTATACCACTACGAGAGAAAATTGGGAACTACGACCGTAGACGCAGCGTATCAGTACAAGGGCAAATTATGCCACTGAAATGACTGTGTGGAGCTATTCGGTTCCGCCCGGCGGCGCGCGCAAGGAGCGCGGCAGCTCCGGCTTGATGGGAATGGTCTGGTGACGGCTCTCAGCGTATGACCTTCCGCGACAGCAGTACCAAGAAGTAACTTGTGGAAGTGACGCCGAGGAAAGCCTCTGTCAGAGACACCATTTTTGTAATGGTATTCAGCGGAAATAAATCGCCGTAGCCAACAGCGAAAAAGGTTATCCCGCTCGCGTAAATATGCTCAAGCCATGTGCTTGCGCCATGGAAGGACAGAAAGGGCGCGCAATAATATAGCGTACCAAACAGCACGATCACCGCAAGGATCACCAACAGCATTCTGAATGGTTTGGTCCCATAGCCGCTTATGCCATCGAGCATATATCGCCCTGCCTTTTTCAGACGATTCCGCTCACATTTCGTTTTAGATCTCTGAAAATAGAGATGGCAGATGTCCTCATTCTCATACTCGCCGGTTTGCCTGAAATTCTCTTTTAACATGAGCAGCTGCGCGGGATCGCTGGAGGATGCGGCGGTAAGCGGTGGAATTGCGGATACAAAATCCGTGAAGCAGATCCTTCCCGTATTGATCGTTCCGGAAAGGGTGAGGGTTTGGGCTTGCGGCACAGAGAGCTTCCATACAGCCGCGTTTATGCAGTCATCTATATGGAGCTCCTGTATATGGCCGCCGATCTCAGCATACTCGAGAAATTTACACCGCTGAAACGTTAAGGAATCAATATGTGCCTCTCTGATATCCACGGTGTCGATTTCCGCATTTGTTATCGTGACGGTATTTGCCGCGGCTTTCACAAAACAGATCTCTTTAAATGTAGTGGGAAGAGGATCTAATGAAATAGTCGTGTTGCTGGTTTTGGCGCATAAGAAATCCAGGGAAAGGCTTTGCGACATCAGCATCGTATCTATTTTTACGGTATCCGCTTTTATATAACGGAAAGAAATTTCCGGAGAAAAGTACGGATTTCCTCCGCACGCGATCATTCCAACAGAAATATTGGAATGATCAAAGCGCGCAAAATCGAATACAAGATTTCCCTGTTCAACGCTTAAATTGCAGAGATCCAGATTGAGGTTGAAAAAGCCCGAATAGGAAAAATCCATATCACCCTTTTTCAGTTTTGACTGCATGATGTGGAAGTGAGCCGGTTCCCCATGGTTATTCAGCAGGGCGCACCGCGCGGAAAAGCCTTCACGTTCCGTATAGGGAAGTGATTCCACCTCATAAGGCAGTTCATCCCCAAGCCATGCGAAGTCATCGATGTATGTATAATTTAAATTGATCTCTTTTCCGGCAGAATAGTACTCGACCAGCTTTTCGTAATCAGGGAGCTGTAGCTGCGCGATTTGAGTAACATGACCAGCCTCATCCTTTTGGTAAATCGCTGCACTGATGCCGGAGCCGACATTTGAAATCGCTGACGGGTAGATGTCTTCCGTTTGTCTGTTTGTGATTTCCTTCTTCCAGATCCAAAACTCCTGATTTGGGTTTTCAATTTTTTCAACAAAAATTTGCATGATACGCTCCTTGCGGCCTTTGTAAAAATGATTTGCGCGTGGGTGAAAAGACGGCCAATATGACGGTAACGGGACGCATGCGCGTCCCGTTACCGTTGTTTTCTATGCGGTTTTGCGCGGCGCGGACGGCGCGGGGCAGGGGGGGAGATCAGCCGTCCAGACCGGCTTTCAGGGCTTCCACCGTTCGCCGCAGTTCTTCCAGATTGGCAAGGCAGGTGTCCAGCTTTTTCCGGGCGGTGGTGCGGTCCACGTCGGCGGAGAGATCCAGCGCCTTCAGCTGCGCGGTGGAGCGGCGGACGGCCCGGCCAAAGGAATCCACCGTCCGCAGAGGATTGGCGGCCGGGGCGGGCTTGGGCGGAGGCGGGGGCAGCTCGGCGGCCATCACCCGGCGGTGTCCGCTGATGATGCGCCATGTGTTCTCGCCGTCGGGCGTGACCACGATGTCCTCCAAAAAGCCGTCCTGCTCCACTTTCCGCAGAATGTGGCCAAGATTATCCTATCATGACACAATCAAATTGACAAAGAGAAGTTCACCCCTAAGCCGTAAAAAATGGCCTAAAAGGGGAAGCTCACTTTGTCAAAATACGTAGACGCCGTCTTGAGCCTCACTGATAGCAATTGAACAAAATGATATTTTTGTTCAATCGTACTATTATCACCTTATAGGAGGTGATTTTTTTTATGCGTCCCCGTCTCGTGCGCTATTACGGCCCTGATTATGACAATCTGAAACATGGTCACGTCTATCAGGTACACTGTCTTTACTCCCATGGCTTCATGCTCATTGATGACCACCATGAACAGGCATATGTCTATGCCGGAAACTGCGAGGTGCTATGAGTGCCTTGTTATCATCCCATTTATGCCGTTCGTATCGGCACTAAGGAAAACGGAAAAGCCGAATTGAAGATGCTCGGTTATACCCCGGATGACCGTGAAACCTATGTTGAATGGCACAATCACCGCTATCCTCGTTCCGCTCTCGTTCCATTGCCCTGTGGTCAGTGTATCGGATGCCGCATTGACTATTCAAGGCAATGGGCAAATCGTTGTTTGCTTGAACTTAAGTACCATGATTCCGCTTGGTTCTGCACGTTCACTTACGATGATGACCACGTTCCCCGTACCTATTACCCTGACCCTGAAACCGGTGAAGCTATCCCAGCTTTGACCTTACAAAAGCGTGATTTCCAACTTTTGATGAAACGTATTCGGAAGAAGTTCGACAATGATAAAATCCGCTTTTTCATGTCCGGCGAGTACGGCTCCCAGACGTTCCGCCCCCACTATCATGCTATCTTGTTTGGTTTGCACTTAGACGATCTACAGCCCTATAAGACCGTTAAGGAAGGAGGTGAGTATTACACTTACTATAACAGTCCCTCGCTCCAAGAGTGTTGGCCTTATGGCTATGTAGTTGTTGGTGAAGTTACTTGGGAATCCTGTGCTTACACTGCTCGTTACGTAATGAAAAAGCTTAAAGGAAAGGAAGCTAAGTTTTATGGAGACCACAATATTCAGCCTGAGTTTTGTCTCATGTCAAGAAAGCCTGGAATTGCACGCCAGTATTTCGACGAAAACTCTCACTGTGTTGAAGAACAGTATATTAACGTTTCTACGCCGAAAGGCGGCAAGAAGTTCCGTCCGCCGAGGTACTATGACAAACTCTTCGACATCGAATGTCCAGAAAAGTCAGCAGAGTTAAAAGCCCTTCGTGCTAAGTTGTCCCAACAGGCCATGGAAGCTAAATTGTCTAATACGTCCCTCGATTCTTACGAGTTGCGAGACGTTGAAGAAGAAAAACAGTCCAACCGTTTAAAATCTTTAAGGAGGAATTTGTAATGAAGATGCTCAAGCGTAAAGACAAGAAGGTGTTTAGCCGTACTGCCGCCAAGTCTAAGAAAATCAACATCGCCCCCAAGATTTTCCGTGGAGGTATTCGTCTATGATTACTGTTATTGTCGATGGTGAAAAGGTTGCTTTCGTTCCTTTGTGGATGTCTCGTCATGTGATTGACGATGCTGTTTCTCGTTATCCCGGTTCTACTATTGTTTTGGAGGTTAAAGAAGTATGATCACTGGTATCTATGCTATCAAGGACGCCAAGTCTACGTTCATGCCCTGCACCGTTGATGTTAACGATGCTACCGCCGTTCGTAACTTTGAACACGCTGTACGTCAGCCTGATTCTCTGCTTGCTTCCCACCCCAACGATTTTGCTTTGTATAAGCTCGCTACTTATGACAACGTTGGCGGCTATATTGAGCCGCTTAACCCTCCCCGCCAGCTTTGTGATGCCGCCCAGTGTCTTGTGAAGGAGTGATAATATGGAATTTAAAACCCAGTATGACGCTCGTGACCGTGTCTTTACTGACCCCGGTTCTCCTGAGCATATTACCTATGCCGGCCACTATGACGAAAAAGGCCGTGTAGTCCTCGAAGAATCTGGCCGCGAAAATCTGTATGACTACATTCAGTCTTATGCTGAAAGCTGTGATATCCACGTTCTCATGAAGCGCTATGCTAACGGTGATGTTGACGCTTTGTCTCAGAAGCAAGGCTTTTATGGTGACTTCCTCGACTTTCCCAAGACGTATGCCGAAGCCCTCAACCACATGAATGAAATGGAACGTCAGTTCATGGCTCTGCCTGTGGAAACTCGTGAGAAGTTCGGCAACAGCTTCACGGAGTTCCTCGCCGCTTCTGGTGAAGCTGATTTCCTCGAACGGCTCGGAATTAAGAAGGAAAGCGCCGCTGAGCCTGTTCCTGCTATTCCTCAGGTTGAAAATAAGGAGGTTACGAAAGAATGAATAGAAACACCGAATCCCATTTCAGTTTGTCCCCCCATGTAGATATCTCCCGTTCTCGCTTTGACCGTTCCGCTTCTCTCAAGACCTCGTTCAATGCCGGAGACGTAGTCCCTTTTTTCCTCGAAGAAGTGCTTCCCGGCGATACGTTCAGCGTAGATACGTCCAAGGTTGTCCGTATGCAGACTTTGCTCACCCCTATGATGGACAACGTTTATCTGGATACCTACTATTTCTTTGTCCCCAACCGGCTTGTTTGGGATCATTGGAAGGAGTTCTGTGGTGAGAATACTGAAAGCGCATGGATTCCGCAGACTGAGTACACTATGCCCCAGATTACAAGTCCAGCTGATCAAGGATGGAGTGTTGGTACTCTTGCTGACTATTTTGGCATCCCAACTGGCGTTGCTGGTCTCTCTGTGTCTGCTTTGCCCTTTAGAGCCTATGCCTTGATCATGAATGAGTGGTTCCGTGATCAGAACCTTCAAGATCCTCTTGTTGTTCCGACCGATGATTCTACGGTCGCTGGTGTGAATACTGGTACATTTGTGACAGATGTCGCCAAGGGCGGTAAGCCCTTTATCGCCGCCAAGTATCATGATTATTTCACTTCTGCCCTTCCCGCCCCTCAGAAGGGTCCGGATGTTACAATCCCGGTTGCTACTGCTGGCGAAACTTATGTTGTTGGCAATGGTAAAACTTTGGGTTTGACTAATGGCTCTTTTCTTGGTGCTCTTGGTTTATCTTCTGATAGTCAAGGTGTTTATCCTGATAAGTTTGGTTCTCCCCTTGATGGTGGTATTCCTTCTGCAAAGGGGTATGCTGGTTATTACGGTGTTCCTACGCTTGAACAGCTTGCCGGTCATCCTGAAAACTCTGGTCTTGTTGCTGTTCAACCTTCTGTTGCTCAGGCCGCTACTATCAATCAGTTGCGCCTTGCTTTCCAGATTCAGAAATTCTATGAGCGTCAGGCCCGTGGCGGTTCTCGTTATACGGAAGTTGTTCGCTCTTTCTTCGGTGTGACTTCTCCCGATGCTCGGCTTCAGCGTCCTGAATATCTCGGTGGTAACAGAGTTCCTATCAATGTCAATCAGATTGTACAGCAGTCTGGCACGGAATCTTCCGGTACGCCGCAAGGTACTGTTGTTGGTCAGTCTCTCACCACCGACACACATTCCGACTTTACCAAGTCTTTTACAGAGCACGGCTTGATCATCGGCGTTATGGTCGCTCGTTATGATCACACTTATCAGCAGGGCTTAAACCGCCTTTGGTCTCGCAAGGATAAGTTTGATTTCTATTGGCCCGTTTTCGCTAACATTGGCGAACAGGCTATCAAGAACAAGGAAATCTTTGCACAAGGTACGGATAAGGATAACGAAGTCTTTGGCTATCAAGAAGCATGGGCTGAATACCGCTATAAGCCTAACATGGTTACCGGAGAAATGAGGTCTGCTCAGTCTTTGGACGTTTGGCACCTGGCTGATGATTACAGGACCCTTCCTTCTTTATCTGATTCGTGGATCAGAGAGGACAAGGCAAACATTGATCGTGTTTTGGCTGTCACATCTGCTGTTAGTAATCAGTTTTTTGCTGATATCTACGTGAAAAACTATTGTACCCGGCCCATGCCCATGTACAGCGTCCCCGGCCTGATTGATCATCATTGATTTATAGAGGGGGCTTTGGCCCCCTCTTGTTTTTTCTGAAAGGAGTTGTTATAATGGCATTTGGTACTACTACTTCCGCTTATGAAATGGATGGTGTCGGAGCCGCTCCGGCTGTTAACCGTGCTGCAGATCAAATTGCCGGTTTGAAAGGTGTTGCACAAGCTAACTCTGCTTTTAATGCTGAGCAAGCGAAAGTTCAACGTGATTGGACAGAGCAGATGACTGCTAAGCAGATGGAGTTTAATTCTGCAGAAGCCGCTAAAAATCGTCAGTGGCAAGAAATGATGTCTAATACCGCCCATCAAAGAGAAGTTCGTGATCTCATGGCCGCAGGTCTTAACCCAGTTCTTTCCGCTATGAATGGCAATGGAGCCGCTGTTGGTTCTGGTGCGACTGCTTCAGCGTCCCTTGGAAGCGGTTCTAAGGCCGATGCAGATACAGCCGCTTCTGGTGCTATTGCTAACTTGCTTGGCTCCATCTTGGGCGCTCAGACGGCCTTACAGAGCGCAAATATAAATGCCCGTACTCAGGAAGCTGTTGCAGATAAGTATACTGCTATGGAGCATATTGTTGCTCAGATTGCCGCCGCCGCTGGTATTAAGCAAGCTGGCATTCATGCCGGTGCTACTCGAGACGCCGCCGCTATGAGTTCTTCTGCTACTCGGTATGCCGCAGGTCAAGCCGCTTTAGCGTCTATCTTTGGTTCTTCTGTTAATTCTGCCGCAACACGGTATTCTGCCGATCAACATTTGTCTGGTACTAAGTATGGAGCAGATAAGTCCTATGACGCTTCCAAGTATGCTTCTGATATCAATTGGGATAAGGCTCTTCATTTTGGTAACGGTAGTTTTTTGAATCAGGTTGCCGGTAATATTGGTTTGTCGCTTGAAAGTCTTTTAAAAATGATTGGAGGTTAAATATGGAAAGTATCATCATGGTTTTGTCTTTGTCCGTAGTCACGGCCGCTACTCTAAAAATCATAAAAGAAATTTTTTCTTAAAAAGCGGCGTTAGCCGCCAAAAGAGACCCACGGTTTAAACGCCGTGGGTCTCCGACTGTACGTCCATTTACATTAGGCGTACACTCAGCACAGTTAACTCTCTTGATGTTAACTGTGCTGAGTGACACCAAAGCTCACTTTGCGTGTCATAGTAGAAGTTGCTTGCACATGTCTAGAACGTATGCAGTATTTCAAGATAAAATGTTTAGTAGGAGACCCCCGTAGGATACAAGTTCCTAAAAAATAATAGATAATAAAGCCTAAAATTTAATGGTAAACTGAAATAGAAGTATATTCTTGGTTTCGTGCACATTTGTGCATTTAGCCTAGAATTAGGCCGAAATTTTTAGTAAATAAGCAAATTGATATTTTTGTTCAATTAAGGGAAGGGCGAGCCAGGGAGGGGGGGTGACAGTTGTTTTGACAAAGTGAACGTCTCCCCCGCTTAGGCGCTTTGCCCTCTTTTTACGCTTGCCATACACGCACCGTCAGTATTTCTTGGGAAAATTCGCCTTTCCTAATTGCCAGAGATATTGGTCGATTTCCTTTACGGTATATGATTGCAATACATATAGTTCTGTCTGCGGTTTTGAATCGAATGAGCAGACAACCGCTGCCTGTGTAACCATGATCTCTCCCGCAAGCTCATTTCGCAGGCTCCTCTGCCAACGCATGAACGTGCTGTAGCCGATTCCATGCTCCCGGCACCATTGCCGCTTTGGCATACCGCTTCCGTTGTACGCTTTTATGATTTCGATACATCTCTCTTTTTTCAGGGTTTGAAACTCGTCCGGCATTCCTGAGACCTCCTTGAGGCTTTTGGTACCGATGGGGCTTTTGATACCTCGGTCTCAATTATCTCATCTCTACTTTGATCTTGCCAGACGGTGGATTATGAGGCGCTTACTCTGAGGCCGGGTGGCCATCATTGATTCCAGCGGCGCAAAATGTGTCCCGCTTTTTACAAAAACAGCCGCAGTTCACAGCAAACAGCTCCGGTCCCTTTCCGTAAAAGGAACCGGAGCTGTTTTTGCGTCACTTCATGGAGCGCGCCAGGAAGGCTGCGATCTGTGCTCTTGTGCAGGTGGCT